AAGACTAATTGTTCGGAGAACGCGTTTGCCTCTCTAATTACAGCACGTCTGCGTGATGCCGGTAGAACCAGATCTTTCGTCAAATACTCCACAAATCACCTCTCGCTACTTAGCTCGAATGCGAACGTCATTGCATTCGAGAGTGATCTTTACCTTAGCTAGCTTCTTTTTATCCGATGTATCGAAGTCTTCATATTCAACCAGCCTTGGCCAACAATCCTGGATATCCCAAATCATATTTGGTTCATCGTTGGGGCCAAGCAGGATAAGATTGGCATCCCTCCAATAGCTAGCGGTGTTTCTGGTGCGAACTAGATCCTGCCATTCTTGCCAATATAATCGCTCGTTCCCGTTGGCAGGGATGATACTCTCAAGAACAAATTCAGTGATTTTTTCACCGCCGGCCTGTTTCACATCCAGTGTCTGCCCACCACCACCGTATGTGGCAAGCTCCACCTCTCTTTTTCCAAGAGTGACTTTTTGGATAAGAAAGGTCGCGTAGCCATTAACCTCAAATCTGAACGGGTAGCCAAGTAAGGCGTTTCCCACAGATTTAGCTTCGACAATTGCCATTTACAGCCTCCTTACTTGCGAACCCACCCAGGTAGCGCATATAGTGTTGAATAATCCGTGAACGGGTCCCCCGTTCTCATGACACCCATCTCGGCACAAAAGTAAAATATCTGCCTCAATGGTTTGATAAGGATACGGCACCTATACTTGCCTTGATCAATGTCTGCCGGCGTGTTAAGTACCGCACCTTTTAGGTCACCGCCAGCAAAAAAGGCATCCTTATCTGTCTGGATAAAGTATCCATAGATATGGTATCGCTCCAGGTCTCTACGAAAGACCGGCTCCAGCATTCTATGGACTTCGCCCCACGTCACAGGATGGTTTGGATCATTGACAAAACCAAGCATTATAGGTAGCAACATGTGCTCGTATTCCTTAATTTTACGGACCACTGGGTATTCTTTCAATGCCGAGTCTATCCGTTGAAGCGTCCAGCCACCCCAGAGCACCGCGCCTTCCCAGCCTCGCGTCTCCACACTAGTATGAATGATACGAGCAGAGTTAATTCCATACTCTGCTAAGAGATCAGCATCCGCAGAGGCAGGAACCACATTGTTCTTGATACCCAGTACACCACCGCATCGTCCACGCTTCATACCAAACGGAGATACAGCAGTTCCATATTGTTCGTCACATCTACTGACAGCAGCGCATAGTTGATAAGATGCAGGTAGATAAACTTTCTCATTGAACTTGGTATCGAGCACCTTGTACTCACCATAGATAAGAGCGCCATTGCATGAATCAAAGGCAGCGTGCTCGTAATCAGGCGGGTTGCCCATCCTATAAGCAACAGTCTGCTGAACTGTCATATCTGGAGGCGTTGCTCCCTGATAGAATCTGCCAGACGTGTTGTCCACAAACTCCAACGCCGCAGTATGCACTACTGCAGATGTAGTGCCAGGGCACCAGATATCAATAGCCGGTATCAATGCAGAATGTGTAGCATATAGTCCAGTTTTTGCTGCAGGATCTCCTACATAATCGGTATCCTGTAAAGTAGTTGTCCCATTGCTGCCACCATCTAGAACTATCCCTGTAGAATCGAGAGCAGGCCAGTTGTTAGGAGCGGGATTTGGAGTTGCAATATCAATGATATCCGCCTCATCGCAATGCTCGTTGAAATAGGCTTTCCAGTATCTTGGATCGGTCGGATCATTACACAAGCTCATGTACATCAGATCAGGGCCACCAGGGACTACCAATCGCATATCAATCCGCTCGCCAGGCCTCAGCTTATTATCGTAAATATAAAGCTTTGCACCGTTACCATAAGAGCCAGGGCCAGTAAGCTGAACCTTCCAAGCATTAATTGCAGTGCCTGACCAGCCATTGTGTATATTATTATCAAATCCCATTACAGTATCTGCAGTCGAATTGCTCTTAATCTGTATTGAGGCTGAGGAGCCTACAAGGTTAGAGACTATTTTGACTCGCGAAGAATCATAGATCGATGCTGTTGCGCCTACTAGCGCCGACAACTGAGATACTATCTGCGCAGCGGACAGAACAAAGTTACCAGTCTCATTGTTTGCAGGAACAAGCTTTACTGTCTGATCACTGCCACCGTTTACACTAATGATAAGCGTTTGGGTACCCTGAGTTGCAGCGTAGGTGCCAACAGGAAGACCAAGAGCAGTCGTTGCNCTGCTAGTGTTTATTGTTATAGAATCTGCCGAGCTATTTGCATAGATTGTAATAGTTTCATTATCCGTCACGGCAGCGGTCAATCCAGTAGTCTGAGCATTTATCTCATCCACTACCTGAGCTGCTGTCCTTGCGGCTCCAGCAGTCAGATCGACAGTTTGCGCCGATCCTGTACCAACAGTAATACTAAGCGTGTCTCCAGATGCGATCTCATAGGGAGACACTTCAGTACCAGTTACTCTGCCTGGCAGATCCTGAGAAAAAGTGAATGGGCCGTTATTGCTAACAACTTCGCCAGGAAGAGAGGTTGCTCCCCTATCAGGTATATTGGCAAACGCAGATGTCGCTGTTAGGGTAGCTCTATTAGAAACATCAGTACAATGGCCTATTCTAATTACAATCAGCTTTGCCCCGTTCTCTATAGCCTTCAAGCACCACAAAGGATCAGTTGTCCAATCGACAGCATTCCCAAATTTTCGTATAAACGACTCCGTATCTGAAACAGCCACCGGCGTCCACATCGGGCCTCTTTCGGTCTGAACCAGCACAATCTGCCAGCCTTTTTGAATTTCGTTAACATAGGCTGATAGATCAACTAGCGACCATATTACTCGCGGATCTCCTAGTCCCATTATGCACCTCCACCAGCCTCAATAGCAATGAGACCCTTTTTCTCAAACTCACGCATCATTGGCGTGAGTCTGTCCTTGGGAAATTCTTCAGAGACCTCAAGAGGACCGCACGAGATAACCCCACCTTTCAGATGGAACTGTCTCGGAGCCTTCACGAGATTCCGTATCCTAACAAGTTCTTTGCTCATTTGTCACGTTACCCCTCTTCTATTATTTCTCCTACAGCCTCTTGCTGCATAGTTNTATTTGTAATCGAGGAGGTCTCAAAGCTAGGAGTCCTCTGTAGCCAAATGTTCGAAGCCTCGTATCTATAAGCTGCTCGAAACAGCGGCGCATCGACAGCATCCAGCAAGACAGGATCGCCATCTTTCCTAAAGATAACATTTTGCCCCTCGATGGTTGCTCTATAGAATGCCGGCAATGCCTCTATTAAGCCAAGCTCAAGATAATCCCTATGTTCGAGCTTGGTCGCCAGGACGTCAACCTGGTAATCTATCGATACAGGAATCTGCATCTTGCGCCGCGTCCATGACGAAGCCCCACCTATTATTCGTTCATGATCCAAGAGCCATTGCTGATAGATTCCCTCTTCCGGAACAACATACCTGCCGTCTGTATCGTTAGCTACGAACACGTCAATGAAATGGTTATACTGCGCCATATCCACCTGCAAAGGAGAGACACGAGATACTGCAAAGCAGGGAAACACTGCTTCCCCAAACGCCCTGGCATCGCCAGGCCCGTACACAACAGGATTTTGGTTGTTTATCTTGATCTTCTTCAATCTATTTACAATGAACGTATCTATTGACGCCAGAATCATTGTATTGTTACCGACTGAATATACTTGTTATAGATTTTCTCGATCTCATCCTGCATCTCGTTTGCTACAGGCTTTACAAACGGCCTTGCAGGAATATGTTTCTCTGGAGCGCCATACTCATGAATTGCTGCAATATTTACCCCATCTGGTCCAGCACGCATAACACCTACCTGCCCAGACGTGCTGGACAACCTTTTGTAGGTAAAGGACCTAGACAATAGTCCAGTATCAATCAATATTGCAACCTTGCTCGACAACGCAGACACTAGATCATCCCGAGACATTGTATCATGTTCTGCGATGCCTAGTTTTTTAGCGCGGTATCTCAGCTCAGAAGTTGATACTCTTCGAGCGTTTTGAGCAATGCCCTTTCCTTTTTCCTTCAGAGTAGATTCTGCTAG